CTATCAAGCCAGACTTTGAGGTTAACTGTGGCTTTGTGTATTCAAGTGAACTATACGAAAAGATTTCAAACTTTGCCGCACAGAACAAGGTTATGAAAGAACAAGCAGCGAAAGACCAAAAAGAATATGACGAAAAGATGCAAGAAGCGTCCGGTATTATCTCGGAAATAAGCGGACGGGTTAAAGAGGTCAAAGTTAAGTATGAGCGATTGAATAGGCTTACTTACAAATTCGCTACTGACTATTATCCCCTTTCCGATCACAATGAGGATATGGCAATGAAATTTATGGCTAAAGCCTATTCTTTTACAGATAAAGAAAAAGAATACATATTACAGAATTACAAAGAATTACTATCCACAAGTGATGAATAAGTTTTTTAGTTAGTTATTGGCTCCTTGCTTGCGAAAGTAGGGAGTTTTTTGTAAAACTCCAAATTCATTATATGAGTAATATAGAAGATACAATTTACAATCTGCCAAATGAGGAATACCACCGTGGAGAAAGATTCAAAGATTTCCTAAGTAGTACGCAGATTAAAGATTATATAGTGTCCCCAAAGTTTGCCCGATACAAGGCATTGCACCCTGAAATGTTCGAGATCAGTATTGAAGCTTCTGAAAAAGGCTCGCTGTACCATGATGCAATGGAAAGTCTTGTTAATACTGGAACACTTGACAAATGGAGAAACAATCTTCTTGTATTTGAGCCACCTATAAATCCTAAAACTGGCTGTCCGTATGGACGAGACACCCAAAAATATCAGATTGCACTAATAGAGGCCAAAGAATCAAATCCCGGTAAAACATTGACAAGCACAACCGATATACAATTGGTTGAAACAATGGTTTATGAGCTTCTTAATAATTGCCGGGACACCTCCAAACAGATCAGGCAGATATTAAAATGGGGAAAAGCCGAAGTTAGCCATTTCGTTGAATACGAAGGATGCAAGTTCAAATATCGCCCTGATGTGGAAACGGCCAAAAAAATTGTTGACTGGAAAACATTGGCGGTTGATGATCTTCATGAAGAAACGGTTAACCGGACTATCGCCAAATTTCATTACGGTATTTCGGCAGCCTTTTACCAGTTTTTTGAACATGAACGTACCGGAGTATGGAAGGAGTTCTACTGGGTTATGCAACAAAAGACAGCTCCCTATGACGCAGTATTTGTCAGTGCAGCTAACTGGGCTTTCCATTTGGAAGACGGAATTGTGAAAATGGGGGCAAGCGCATTGGCTTTCAAGAAATTGTTAGACCAGCATGTTTACTGTACACAAAACAATGATTTTGACGGTGCACAGATATTTATTCAGCCGGGATTCAAAGGACGAAGAATAATGGTGCCGGACACACCTGCATTTGAAAAGAACAAGATGTTTAACTTTTATAATAATCAAGAACAATGAGTAAAACAGAGAATCAATCCCCCCAACAAGGGAACTTGGGAATGGAACAACACAATGCTCCTTCACCAACAAAAACAGAACCGGTCTCCCCAACACCTTCCACACCACAACCACCCGTTCCTTCTGCCCCACCAGCCTTTCCAGTACAACTGAAAGGATTGGAAAGCTGTTTTATCTCCCCTAAAAAGGCATTTATAGCAGCTGGTGGCACAGAACAGCAATTTGCCCGTGAAGTCAATTTCGCTATGCAGGCAATGTTGAATAATCCTTATTTGATTGACTGTGCCCGGCAATATCCCGATCATCTTGTCGAAGCAATCAAAAACGTTTCTCTTACCGGTCTGACACTCAATCCTGAACTAAGATTGGGGTATCTTGTACCATACAAAGGCAAAGTGAAGTTCCAAGCTTCATACATGGGGAAAGTTGATATTTTGATCCGTACTGGTGTTGTAAAGGATATTTATTCAGATTTGGTTTATGCTAATGATGAGTTCAGTATGACAAAAGGTACCGGCGGCACTATCATCCACAAACCCAATGTATTCGGAGAACGTGGTGATCTTCTTGGTGGCTACTATTTTGCAGTCTTGACTTCCGGTGTTGTAAAATTCGATGCAATGCCCAAAGCACGTATTGAAGAAATAAAAAGTCGTAGTGAGGCTGTCAAGAAAGGCAAGCAATCTCCGTGGGACACAGACTTTGAAGAAATGGCTCGAAAAACAATCGTGAACTGGGCTTTCAAATTCCTGCCCAAAACCGGCATTTCAGATTCCATGATTAAAGTTCTTGAAACAGAGAGCCAGTTGGATGATGAAATGTTTGAAGACTGGAAAAAGGCACAAGGTCAGAAACCGGACGATTTTGAGGAAGACGATACTCCATACGCAGAAGAAGTCAAGTAATGGATTCATGTGAAAAAATTAGTAACAGTATCACAGCGGCTAAAGAACTGATCGAAAATGAAACACGTTCTTTGGCTGCTTTACATAAAGCAAAACAGCTTGAAAAAGAGCTTCATAAATCCGGCAAGTTGTTTCGTATTCCTACAATGAACGGAATTATAGAAACAACCTGCCCGGAAAAATACATAGAATACAATAACCAATTTAAAATCAAATTAAAATGAGAACAGTAACAGTTGAAGTGCCCGAAGGACACATGGTAAAAATCGTGAAAGAAGAAAGTATGCAACCTACTCAAAAAGTTACGGGGGGGGGTAAATTTGAATTTGAAGGTGAGACATTCATCCCCGGTGACGTAATTATCAATCCGAATCGCGGAGGGGGCAGCATGATGATTCTCTCTGAAATTAGAGAAGAAAGACCACTCCCTTTTTTACCGGCAATTAAAGTACCTTTCGGCCTTGTCGCCTATGTTCCTTCCAATGATGAAGGTGACAGAGTTTTTGTAAAATTCACACCCGAAGCTGGTATCGGAGGCATGAAGGGATTCCGTAAAGCTACGGAAGAGGAAAAGGCAAAGATGCTTGCCGCCATGAAGGAAGAAAAACATTACTCCTTCAATTTTGAGAAGTTACAGCCTGAATATATCCCGACTGTCGGCGATGTTGTTATTGTATGGGATGATAATAGCAAAGAAAATGCGGTAGTCGGTATTATGAATGAAGTGGATGAAGTGGATGAAACGAGCAACCCATACAAAATAAATGATGGGACTTGGTATAAGAACTGCGACAAGTTCGTTTCAGAAAAACAATATAAAAATTTGATTGATGGGAAAGAGTAAATCTAAATCGGGGGGGGCGAGAAATTACACTCCCCTTCTCACAGCTCGTCCAAAGGGAATGAGCTACCAAGAGTATCGTGAACGCAGAGCCTATCAGAACGCATGGTTGAAAGAGCGACTGAAAGGCTTTATTTGTTACGTATCGTCTGAACTGGTTGTATATGACAAAATAACGGGATTACCCCGATTATTCAATCATCGTACAGATGATATACACAAAGCAAACATAAGGACTAACCCACAGCCATTTGTCGGTTCTGCCCGATATGGCTTAAAACCTTTATGATATGGATAAAGAACTATTTAAAGACAAGAATCCATTGCTTCGCAGACAAATGTTGGAAGACAATTGCGCAGCAGTTGAAAGAATCACCTATACCTCTCCTTTCAGTGAGGAAGAAATGGGTGAACGGAAAACGGAATTGGCAAATATTGACCTTGACATGGCCGCACTGGAAGAAGAAAAGAAAGCTTTCATGCAAGCATACAAGGACAAACTGAAACCTAAAAAGGAACGTAAAAAAACGTTGCTTACCGATATAAAGCGTGGTTATGAGGAAATTACGGATGAATGCTTTAAGTTTATGGAACGTAGCACTCGTACCACCGGATATTACAACGGTAATGGCGATTTGGTTAAAGAACGTCCGATGGAGGCACAAGAGATGCAAAAAACGGTCTTCGAGGACATTGAATCTACTGGTACGGAGGGATAAGCCATGAGAAAAGAAGAACTTATCAAGCAAGTAGCCGAATCAACCGGTATTGCTATTTGCGAAATCCGAACAGTTATAGAAGCAGCATTGAAGGAAACCGTAGATGCAGTAGCTAATGGAAAGACTCTTTATATCAGAGGTTTTGGTACACTGTCACCCAAACACTATAAACGAAAAGTTGCTCGTAACATACACAAAAACGAGACGATTGTCATAGCGGAGCATTATACTCCACATTTCAAACCAGCCAAATCATTTAAAAACAGAACTAAAAATTTGTAGAACAGCATGGAAAACGAAAAGATGCAAGTGAATTTTGCTCCGGGTATAACCGAAGCAACCCTTAGAGTTATTGAACTTCACGAAGAAAATGAGTTACCGGTACTGGAACCTGATAAGGTAGAATTAGCCGGAACAATTGGAAGTGTTCATGAATTTCTCTTGAAAAGAATCTCTGAAAAAGAGCAGATCAATCAGAAACGTTGTTATATTCTTGTTGATCGGGAGAAAATGACACTCAAACTTGTCACCAATGAAACTGACAGTAGGAATAAAGCTACTGTAAGAGGTGAATTGAAATACTATCCCAAGTTTCTTGAATTTGGTATCAATACAAGCAAGACATGGGAGCCAGTGCAGCTTTCAAAGTTCTTCAAAATGAATCGTGCCTTTTTCAAAGATGCACAATACAACATGGAATTGGTTACAGTCCTGAAGAACTTCAAAGCCAGCATCGACTCAAAAGTGGAAAATTCCCGACAAGACAACGGTAGTCGCACCGACAATTACAGCCAAGTTGTCAATTCCAATCTTCCGGCCTCATTCAATCTCATTGTCCCGATTTTCAAAGGTCGCCCGGCAGAAGAAATTGAAGTGGAAATCATTGCAGATGTGGATGGGCGTAACATTCGATTATCCCTTTGCTCTCCCGGTGCAGAAGTAATCGTGGAAGAAGAGCGTAATAAGGCCATTGACGAGCAATTGTTGTTAATTCGTAAATTGGCACCGGATATTGCCATTATCGAACAATAACAATGAAGTCTGTAAAGAAATACTGGAAGCCGGTACTTGTCGTATCGGCTTTCTTCATTGGCAACCGCGTATTCAATCACATAAATGCGTGGCTGGGAATTTCAATAATCATGCTGATTGTAGCATTTATAGTTTATAATATCATTAAAAAAGTAGAAAATGAAAAGAAAGATTGATTTTTTGATTGTGGCATTATTTGCCGTTGTTTTGTTTGCTTCATGCGAAAGAGTTGCTCCCAATTATGCCGGTGTCCTTATGGAGAACTACGGCAAACAAGGGAAAGAAGATTTTAAAATCGTTTCCGGTAAGGTATCTACATGGGAATTAGGCTCAGAGCTTTTTCAGGTTCCACTATTCGATCAGCGTGGAGAATTTGCCGAAGCTGTCACACTGAAAGCAGCCGATAATACAGAGTTTAAGGCACGTCCCACATATAGCTATAAAGTTATCAAGAACCGTGCCATTGATGTTGTCTTTGACAACAAGCATATTGGCCGTGGAAGTGATTTTATGTCCTCGTTGGAAGATAACATTTTAGAACCACGTATATATGATTTGATAAAGGAAGAAAGCCGGAAGCATAAAACCGATAGCTTGATGGCTGACGGAGGCTCATTAGTGTTTGAGAAACGATTAGAACAGATCGTTGATAAAGAGTTTGAAAAAAGAGGTTTGCAACTACTCACATTCTCTGCCCAGTTGGAGTTCTCCGATAAAGTTCGCGAAAAAATTGATAGTAGAAATGAAGTGAATACCAATATCTCCGTGTTGGATCAACAAATTGAGGAACAGAAAAAGCGCAATGAACTGGAACAGTTAAAAACCGAGCAGGCTCTAATTCAGTCAAGAGGTCTGACGAAAGAAATATTATATAAACAGTTCATTGACAAATGGGATGGAACAAGCCCTTTGTATGGTATTGCTCCTGAATTTCTAAAAATAACAAAATAATAATTATTAACCCGATTAATAATCAGCTTCTCCCGGTGTGGCTTGACCGCCTATCCGGGAACTATCATGCCTCACCTTTTTTCTTCTCTTTGCAAGTCGAGCCGAGTACGCTGCATACGCTCCACGGCGGTAGATACTACAAAGAGTCTTTTTGTTCATATAAGAATGCCTCTATTGTGGAGGCAAACGAATAAGTGGCGGAATTGGAAGACGCTTAGTTTCTGTGGTAAAAATGCACGAATAGCATCACGAGTCAGGTAATCATGCTATTAACACTTGACATACGTACAAACGGAAGCAGAAACGAAAATCCTGATTGCAACAGTTCCCGGTTCGAGTCCGGGCTTATTCTCATAAATCAATCATTATGAAAGTTGAAATTCCCGACTATTTCTTAAAATCCTTTATCCGACATTTTGAAAGGATAACCGAGAATTGTAAAGCATCACCTTCTGACATCAAGACCAGTGAAGCACTAAGACTTGGAAAGAAAGATATAGTTAAGCTCAAAAGATTTGTAAACAAAAAGTATAATTTATGAAACGAAGGATCATAGGTATAGATGTTGGCAAAAACGGTGGAATTGTAGTGTACGACACCGAGAATAACAGATTATTGGAGTGTATCAAAATGCCACCAACTCCCAAAGACTTATTAGATTTTCTCTCTATATACAAAGAAAATAGCGTTTGTTATTTGGAACGAGTGAATGGCATGACCGGACAAAGTGCTTCTGCCTCTTTTGTTTTTGGAGAAGGTTACGGACAGCTGACTATGGGATTGATAGCTTGTGGGATTCCGACAGTAACAGTATCTCCACAAACTTGGCAAAAAACTTTAGGATTACGAAATACAGACAAATTGGGTAAGACAGAATGGAAAAACATCTTAAAGAAGAAAGCCCAACAGCTGTTTCCGTATGCAAAAGTTACATTGGCGACTTCGGATGCCTTACTAATATGTGAATATGGTAGAATTAAAGAAAATGAATAATGGAAAATTTAAAAAAATGCAGCAAATGTGGCCGAGAACTTCCGGTCAGTGAGTTTTGGAGAAATGCTTCAACCGAAGATGG